CCTGATCCGCCGCGGCGACCCGGTGTTCGACAACGGCGAAGTCGGCAGCGGCACCGCCGTCATCGACCACAGGAAGGGCGACGGCCAGAAGATCAAGGCTGTCGGCCAGCACACGCTGACCGCTACCGGCTTCCCTGCTGGCCGCCTCGCCGGCGTGCTGCTCGAGCTGACCAACTACGGCACCATCGCACTCACCACCACCGGCATCACCTGGATCAAGGCCGACGGCGCCGAGACCACCAACTTCGCTCAGTCGGGCATCACCTTCCCGGCTGCCGGGCGCGGGCGGGTCGTGCTGTACTCGCTCGGTGACGGCGTCATCTACGGGAAGCAGGCATGAAGGCCTGGCTGATGGACTGGGG